AGCTCAATAGCTGCCGCACTGCCATGCGCGAGATCGCACAACAGAAAAAAAAATCAAGATAACGCGAATATAATATCTGTTTTGCAGGAATGCAAATTATTTCTTTTTACAAAGAAATCAAGCATATAGCTGATTTCCTTGTTGTCAGCGTGAAACTGGTGATGGGGGCATGCGAGCGGACGCGAAGCGGCTGCGCTGCTGATGCCCCCATCAACGAGCAGTGCGCGCTTGCGCACTGCGAAGTTCAAGCCTCTCAGCTGCTTTTAACTAGTTGCCTCGCGCGCGCGTTTTTTTAATTAGAATGTAGTAATAGTAATACTACTCTCGCTTCGCTCGAGTGACGAGCATCGCCCGGATAGAGGGCGATGCTCGTCGAAGCTTTTGATCTTTTTTATATATTATATCTTTCTTAGATTGTTTATATTGATAAACGCGCGCGCGCGCTCGCGCGCGCGAGGGATCGGTGTTAAATCAGCCGCGGTATATATCCAATATGGCGCCTGGTTAGAGGAGGTCGGCATGCCGGAATTAGTTGTTGAACGGATCGGTAGAAAGTGGCATCTCCGCTGGGGCGACCGCGCTTGTCACCTGTTCCCTCGCGAGGCATTGTTAATTTCTCGACTTCTCTTGCAGCCTGAGTATCCCGTACATCGCCTGCTTTTGTTGCGGGCAATATATCCCGATGGGATTATCTCAGCATGCCGACCTCGTGATCTTATCCACCGGCAAGTCTACAAAGTTCGGCAAGCACTTGCCACGCTCGGCTGGCCAGGAACGATCGTGCGCGAGGACAAACGCGGTTACTACTTACACCGGTATTTCGACGTGTTTCCTTCGCACGCAAGTTTTTGCGAAAATGCTTGCACCCCGAACAATGATTCTGCTAATCCATTCACAGGAGGCCCATAGGAGGTTATCATGCTTGCCCTCGACGAACTTGATCAGGCTGAACAGCGCGCTCTCTACGACCAGCTCGCATACCGGTTCAGCAAGCAGCCGCAGACGATCTCTGCGGATGAGGGCGAGCTGTGGGACGCGATCGCCGACGCGCTGGACTTGCCCGCTCGCGAGCGTCCGCCCCTGAAAAACTACATTCAGGCGCGTGGCAAAGCGCGCTACATTGAGCACGTCGAGGCAGTTGAGTCGCTCCTATCTCGCGCGCTTCCTGAGATGGTGCGCCGGCCTGTCAAGGCATCGGTGCGCCGACGCATGCTGACTTGTCTGGCTAAATACCTTCGCGCGATTGACGTCCCGCCAACGCCAACGACGATGATACAGAATCTCAGTCGGTTGGAGCACGCGGTCAACTCTTGCTATCCCGGCTACATCAACGCGCGGCTGCTGCACCGCATCGCGCCGCTCGCCGCAGCCGGAAAAGTCGGTATATAGTTTCTGTGAACAACCAGAAGAAGAAATAGATGTCTATCTACACGAAATGGATTGGAAGGCACGTCGTCGTCCGCACCTTCTCGGCCGGCGTGCACATTGGCGTGCTCGCCGAGGTGGAAGGGCAGGCTGTTGTGCTCACCAATGCCCGCCGGCTCTGGGCGTGGAGCGGCGCATTTACGCTTTCTGAAATCGCAGAAACAGGGATCAAGCCGAGCGAAAGCCGCCTGTCGACTAACGTTCCGGAAATTCTGCTTATCCAGGCAATCGAGTTGATTCCAACCAGTGCTGCGGCCAGGAGTTCTTTCGATGCGACTCACGAATAACGGCTCCGGTGGCGGCTACGGCCCCGGCTACCGCTTCGGTGACGGCTTCGGTGACGGCGAAGGCTTCGGTGACGGCTTCGGTGACGGCTTCGGTGACGGCCACGGCTTCGGCGGCGGTTCCGGCTGCGGCTCCGGTTCCGGCGACGGTTCCGGCGACGGCGGCGGCTCTGGCGACGGTTCCGGCTCCGGCGGCGGCGAAGGCTTCGGTAACGGCTTCGGTAACGGCTTCGGTAACGGCTTCGGTGACGGCTTCGGTGACGGCTTCGGTGACGGCCACGGCTTCGGCGGCGGTTCCGGCTGCGGCTCCGGTTCCGGCTGCGGCTCCGGTTCCGGCGACGGTTCCGGCGACGGTTCCGGCGACGGTTCCGGCGACGGTTCCGGCTCCGGTTCCGGCGAAGGCTTCGGTAACGGCTTCGGTAACGGCTTCGGTGACGGCTTCGGTGACGGCTTCGGTGACGGCTTCGGTGACGGCCACGGCTTCGGCGGCGGTTCCGGCTGCGGCTCCGGTTCCGGCTGCGGCTCCGGCTCTGGCGACGAATCCGACGACGACGAATCCGACGACGACGAATCCGACGACGACTCCGGTATATAGCTGCCATCGCGGGCCATGCCGCGGCGTAGATTGCATGGCGGACGTTTCCTCCTGAGCCCAAACTTAGCCCCCGTCCTTAACCGCCGGGGGCTTTTTTTGTGTCTGGTATATAGAGCACGAAAAGAGGCGAAACGCATACAGTAAATGTTTTATCTCGCCCCCACATTACTGTTCATCCAGGCATGATCGACTGGCGCTCCCTGTTTGATGCGCTCCATGTCGAATGGCGCGATCACGGCGGCAACAGCTCCCGCAACAGCATCGCCATTAAATGCCCGTTCTGCCGCGATGACCCCTCAACTCACCTGGCAGTCGCATACGACGGAGCAGGCTATTACTGCTATCGTAATCCGTTGCATCGGGGGGTCAGCGCTTCCAGGCTGCTGGTCCGGCTCGGCGCCTCTTACGACGAAGCTCGGCGCTTACTGCGGCATTACTCCGGCGGCCCGACCGTCGTCGCTGCGCCGCGCGAGGTCCCGAGCTTTTCGCAGCTTCAAACAGCCTGGTCACATTTCGATCCGGTCTCGCAGAGCGATCGTTACATCGACTACCTCACCTGTCGCGGATTCGAGGACGCGGACCTCGTCGCTGACTATTACGACATGCGCTATGCGCGCGTCGGCAAATGGTCGGGGCGGCTGCTGATCCCCTATTATGAAAACGGATCGCTGATCTCCTGGGTCGGCCGCTCAATCATCAACCACGATCCCAAATACCTGGCGCAAATCAGCGATGCGAGCTTGCTGTTTGTGCCTGGCAGGACGCAAGCAGCCTATTCAGTTGGAATCCTGGTTGAGGGGCCGCTCGACGCGCTCAAGATCGCGGCGGCCTGCCGCACGCAGGGTATCATGGCGGCTGCCTTATCCGGCAAGGCACTGCCGGCATCCAAGCTGCTGCGCATCAGTCGGTTCCTGGATGGATGCGCGCGCCGCTACCTCGCCCCGGACAGTGACGTCCCGATGTCACAGATCATGGCCGCGATAAACACCATTGCGTGCGCCCTAAAAAGCCGCTATATAAGACGCTTGCCGATCCCACAAGGTCGCAAAGACCCGGGGGAGCTTAGTTATCAGGAGGTGCGAACATGGTTAACCGGCATGAAATCGGGGCGGGGATAGCGCGGCGCCCGATCAACTGGCCCACCCTGCATGTGCAGTGGAAGGGCGTTTTCGAGAACTACGCGCGCTCCTGGGTATCCAAGAATTTCTGGAAGGTGCGAGAGCAGTTCGGCAGCCAGGAAGATGCGCTCGCTGAATGCGCCCTGATATTCACCCGCTGCCTCAGGCGATATGAGCGGTCCGTCGACAATCCCGCCTGGTTTATGGCGATCTTCAAGCGCGCCATCGCCAACGCCTGGACGACCTATGCCGCGAAGTCAACGCAGCAGCGCGGCCTGATCGTCCACGCGCGCGATGAGGATGACGAGGCGGTGCGCGACAACGCAGGGCCGGCGGAGGATTCGCAGGGGTTTCTACTGGCGCTGCTTGGAGAGGCTAGCGAGGAACTGCGCCAGGTGCTGTCGATCCTGGCAACGGCGCCGGCCGAAGCGCTCAGCATCCTGTTCTGCTCGACCGACAACACGGTGCTCAATCGGGTCTGGAAACGCTGGGCCGGCATCAGCGACTCCAGGGCGGATGTGGTTGCCGAGCTACGAAAACTTTTGTCATAAACGCATTTTTCGTCAATCGACAGCAACAGGGGCGCTTCGGCGCCCCTTAGCTTGTCCGCGGTATATAGCTGACAACGCCGAGCTGAAAGGGACCGACGCATGATTCAGCAGCGACTAGTCGTATATTCCGGGGGCATGGATTCGTTCACGCTCCTGCATCACGTCCTCCGCCTGCGAGGGCCGTCGATCATCCGCACGATCGGCTTCGACTACGGCCAGCGCCATCGCAGGGAGCTCGATGTCGCCGCCAAGGTCTGCGACTTCCTCGGGATCGAGCGGATCGTGGTCAATCTGACCAGTCTGCGCCCGCTGTTGTCGGCAAGCGCATTGACCAATCCCGACATGCTGATGCCGGAAGGCCACTACGAAGCGGCCAGCATGTCACAGACCGTCGTGCCTGGCCGCAACACGATCATGCTGTCAATCGCAATGGGCGTTGCGGAATCCGCGCTGGGCGAAGACGATGTCGCGACGGTGTACTACGGGGCGCACAGCGGCGATCATCACATCTACCCCGACTGCCGGCCGAAGTTTTATGACAGCATGCGTAAGGTTTTCGCCGACGCAACCGAGGGCCGCGTCGGCCTTGAAGCTCCGTTCCTGTGGGGCAGCAAGACGACTATCCTCAGGGCTGGACAGAAAATGGGCCTAGATTACGGTAAAACGTATACCTGCTACGCCGGGGGCGAGCTTGCATGCGGCAAATGCGGCTCTTGCCAGGAGAGGCTGGCCGCTTTCTCGGAGATCGGGGCGACCGATCCGCTAGATTACCAATCCCGTGAGATTTTTAAGTAGTCCAGCGTTTTCAAGGGGCGGCAGCCGAAGCCGCCCCGTAACATGCTGTTTGGTAAGTAGAATAAAATAATCTTACAGCTAGGTTGCATAAATCCGGAAAAGTCGGTATAACTTGCTTAGCGGCCTGATAACCAGCGCCGTCTTTCGAGGAGATCGTGATATGGCAACCAAGTCCGTCAAGGTCGCTGCTTTGCGCCAGGCCCTCGCCGCCCCTAAGGCCGCCGCCCTCGCCGCCCCTGTTGCTGCGCCGGAGCCTGTCGCCGCCCCTGTTGCTGCGCCCGAGCCCGCTGCCGCCCCTGTTGCTGCGCCGGAGCCCGCTGCCGCCCCTGTTGCTGCGCCGGAGCCTGTTGCTACGCCCGAGCCTGTCGCCGCCCCTGTTGCTGCGCCCGAGCCCGCTGCCGCCCCTGTTGCTGCGCCGGAGCCTGTTGCTACGCCCGAGCCTGTCGCCGTCGCAACCGTTTTCAGCGCGCTGTCCGATGCCGCCAGGACCGTCGACCCGACCGCCGTCGCGCAGCTCCCGACCGAGGCCCCGCAGGTCTTCCTGAAGCGGCTGGTCCAGGCGGTTTCCCAGGCAGCCGACCCGGTTTGGGAAGCGCTCGGCGAGCCCTCGCAAACCTGGTACAACACGGCAGCCGAGTCGATCGAATGCGGCGCCGCCATTGCTGAGCCGGCCGGCTTTGTCGCGAACGCGCCCGTCGCTAAGCACGCTGCTGCTGCCGCTAAGACCAAGGCGCCGCCCGCCCCCAAGGCCGCCAAGCCGGCGAAGGCGCCGCCCGCCCCCAAGGCCGCCAAGCCGGCGAAGGCGCCGCCCGCCCCCAAGACGCCCAAGGCCCCCGGAATCGTGGCGATCGCGCGCAAGCTGATCGTGACCCACCCTGATCCGCTGACCCTGACCAAAGAGACGGCGCGCGCCCTGATGGCCGCGAAAGCGCCCAAGCTCGTGATCACGGATGCGACTCTCGGCGCTGTGATCTCCGATACGCTGGCTACGATTCGCATGGCGGTCGAGGCCGGTCGGTTCAAGTAATCGCGCTGGCAACAAGCCGATCGGTATATTGAGGGAGGGAGAGGGGAACCTTTCCCTCCCTCAATCTTTGCGGAGACGGACGTGGTCGGATTTTTTTCTGAGTCGGAGCTGTCCCCAACATATTCATCGTCCCGAGAACAAATAATTGCGTCAATTCGAGCGCAGAACAGAAGTAACGTACACAATTTTAGTATAGGAACGCTATCTTGCTACTTTCGACTGCTCTCCTTACCGGATGATAATGTACTTTGGGAGGATTGTGTTCTATTTCTTTCAGGGCTTCCAGGGGCCGCAAGGCGAAAAACCTTTGTGTACAAATCGGAATGCGCCCCGAATTTATTGCGAAAGTGGCGAACAGAAGGAGTTGTATATAGTATCAACAATATTGGTGCGGGCGCGGGCAAGTTTAGTGAAACAGTTTATGATCTTGATGCTGTATTTTCCCGAAACTCGTACCCCAGCTCGAATAAATACTACCGTCGGATAACAAGTCCATTAAATTGGATGGCAGCAAGATACGACGTTCGTCCAATTTATATATCAGATAGACAAGCGGTCTCGCGCCTGCATAGTAAGTGGGTGGCGTATAAAATAGCGCAGCCCGATACATTTAAGATGATGTTTCCAAAAGCCAGGTATCTGCGTTGTTTGGATATCGCACTAGCACGGCCGCATGAATATACGACATTTGGCGCGTTTACACACACAGGAGAGCTGCAAGCCGTTCGAGTCGTATCAATCGAGGCGGCTATAGTGTACGACCTGGCATTTTTTGCTAATACGTGGGACGCGCCATCTAATCTTGTTGAACATTTTGCTGTATTTGGAATGAAAAGACTGCACGAGCTAGGCTGCCGGACTTTGAATACAGGCTCCGGCCTTAACAAAAAGTTGTCAGCATACAAAGAACATTGGCCATTCAGCCATCTGATAAGCTATGCTTATCCGAAGTTGCCGGGAGCCTGACAGATGATCGAGCAGCGCCCACTCCGCCCCGATGAGATCGCCCGCATTCTGGCAGTGGATACCACGTTCCACGTGCATCTGCGTCGCGGGCCGCATGATGTCCAGAATGAGAGCTTTCCGACGCTTTTACTTGCTCGTCAGCGGCTTACCGAGATCGAGCTGCATCTCCCTAAAGGATCACGGCTGCCGGTCATTTACGCCGCTTCTGCAAGCGGGAGGACTGACTACGTCCCACAAAGTTTCTTGGCGAAAAGACCTATTACAGGCTTGTGTTAACTAGCGCCATGCGGTATAACTATATGGCTAGAGAGAGCCCGGACACCGCGCCTCGGGGATCAGGGGCAGGACACTGAGATGACCACCATTACTCTAACGCATCCCGAGGACAGCGCTCGGGAATTCCAAGCCGGCGACAGCTACGATCGCTCCGGACCTGTCGATGACGACGACATCGAGCGCGCTCTGTCTGCGGCTCTTGCCGTGCTGCGCGAAGCAGGCGTGACGCCGGAAGCGGCCGACGCCGCATATCGCAGGCAATGGGAAGAATTTGACGACGAAACCCCAATGACCGGCCTGGCAGTCGTCTGGATCGAAGCCCGCGAGGTCGCGAACCGCGCGCTGACCTCCACCTGGTTCACGCGCGCTAATCTGGGTGTTGGCCTGCGGGCCATCTGACGATGGGTGCTAAGACCGGCGCCTCAGAAATCCGCGCCATCCGTATACAGGAGAACGAAGATGAACGCCAAACACCTTAAAGTCATCGACAAGGCCGTCGCGCTGATCGAGGAAGCCAGAGGGCTGCTCGAAGGCGCCCGCGATGATGAACAGGACTACTTCGACAATATGCCTGAGGGCATCCAGAATAGCGACAATGGCGCCAAAGCCCAGGAAGCGGTCAGCGAACTCGAAGAAGCGTGCAGCGCTCTCGGCGGCGTCCTCACGTATCTCGATATCGCCAGCGAGTAGTATAATGGAACGCCGCCCGCTGGAAAAGCCTACATGGCGCGTCTTGCCCTGGCGCACGATGAAGGGCGCGATCGTCGGCTACTGCGTCGTTTGCGGCGACGGCTTCGATCACAACGTGCCGCCGGTCCGGGTCGTCAACGATACATTTGTCGCCACTAAAGGTGGCGCCGGCCGCATGACGCTTGAGAAGGCTTTTGCCGCCGCGATCGAAAGATGCGCCGCACGCAACGCCGCCCCGTAGCTTGTCCGCGGTATATAGCATGCGCGCAGACCCGCAGGAGGACCGATGCTTAAGCTAGACCCCGATGAGTTCCCAGCAGAGGCGCGCGAAGCTGTACGCACGCTAATCCGCTTCATAGGCGACGATCCCGATCGGCCGGGCCTGCTTGATACGCCGCGCCGCTTCCTGCGCGCCTGGCGCGAGACCTGGGGCGCCGGCTACCGCGATCTGCCGAAGAACTGCCTGCGCGTGTTCATGAACGAGGGCGCCGTCTACAACCAGATGGTTTTTCAGGGCAACGTCATGCTGGCATCTACTTGCGAGCATCATCTTGCGCCCTTCTTCGGCGTTGCGCATGTCGCCTACATCGCCGAAGAAGGCGGCCCCGGACTGCTTGGTCTCTCCAAGCTGGCGCGGATCGTTACCCACTGCTCGCGCCGGCTCCAGGTCCAGGAGCGGCTGACCGAAGAGATCGCGGATACGTTGTCAGGTGTCCTTCGTCCCTGCCGGCCACTGTCGAAGACGCAGCGGGAGAGCGGCCGAATTCCAGTAGCCTCGGTGGGCGTTCAAATTCGCGCGACGCATCTTTGTATGACGACGCGCGGCGTTCAGCAGCCGCATTCGCTCACTACCACGACTTCGTTGAGAGGCGCATTCCTCGATGATCCGACGACGCACTCCGAATTCCTCTCCCAATGCGCCAACGCCAGCCAGACGCCGCGTGGCTGACGGCCGCGAGCCTGTCGTAAAAATTATCCTTGACAGCGGGGCTTACAGCGTGTGGAAGCTGGGCAAGCAGATCAACCTGCCCGAATATTGCGATTACATCGACCGCAACCGCGACTGGATCGCGCACTATGTCAACCTGGATGTGATCAATCCGGGCAATCCCGAAGCTGCGGCGGCAGCAAGTTTCGAGAATTTAGTCTACATGCGGTCACGCGGTCTCGACCCGATGCCGGTGTTCCACGTCGGCGAAGACATCTCCTGGCTCTACAAGATGCTCGACCTTGGCTGCCGGCACATCGGGCTCTCCGCATCATCGCTAGTCTCGCGTAATCAGGTCGACGACTGGTACGCGCATGCCTGGTCGTACTTAGTTAACAGCGATGGACTGCCGCTCGTCCGCGTGCATGCGTTTGGCGAAGCGCGCTACAAATCTCTGGTGAAGTTCCCGTGGGCGAGCGCGGATTCGGCGAGCTGGATTTACGAAGCTGAACGAGCCGCGACAATGCTTCTCGAGGATGGACGCAAAGTCAACATGCGGAGAGACGGCATCTCTTTGGCGAACGCGCAATATGTTGGCGCGATGGATGATTTGGATCGCGGCGCCCTCAACACTCTGGCTGCGACTGTGGGGCTCAAAGATTTATCGCTGCTTGATCGCTGCGACACAGATTCGCGAGCACTGCGTCTGTTCATAGCAGCCCTCTTCTACAAAGCACAGGTCGAGCGCATCAACAAGAAATGCCCGATCCGCTTCCATCCGCCAGGATTCATCAAGAATGTTCCGCGCACCGATCTCTCTGTTATCCATCTGCCGGAGATGGAGTTTTACTTGGTGTGCGGGACCAACCCGCTCGCATTAGCCGCGATAGCATTCCTCGGATATCGACATGTGCTCGCCTCGTTCTTCGTCATTAAACAGCTCAAGAGCTCGGGTTATTCGTCGGGATACGCGGCTGACCCGATCTCTGCAATACGAGCAGATAAATCCTATGCGCAATACCTTGTAATATTGGAGAAGTACCTTGAAAAGCGGTGAACTCGTAACAGCCCTCGCGCCCTTCGCGCTGATCGCCAACAAACATGCGCTGTCGCCGGCATATCGGAGCATCGCGCTATCCGCCAAGCTGGTGCGCGGCTGCTCATCCTACGCGCTGGTTGAACTCGATATCGACATGCCGTTCGACAAGCCGCCTGATGCAGATGTCTACGTCGATGCGGAGTCGTTCATCGCGGTCATCAAATCGCTGCCCGATGAAGAGGTCAAACTGTCGCTGACCAGCGGCGTGATCGCCTGGGAGTGCAGCGCCGCGAAGGGTCGGCTGGCAACGGCCGTCGTTACGGATTCGCCCACGCTGACCCGCGACACAAGCGGCGATATCCCCTACGAGCCGACCGATGCATTCTACCAGGCGCTCGACCTCGGCGCGATGGCTTGCACCAATGTCGCGCTGACATCCGCCGGGCTCCATGGCGTCGTCATCGATAACCGCCATGATCTGGCCGTGATCGCCTCCGACAACATCTCGGTATCGGCGGCGTTTTGTGGCGCCACGATTGCCAAAGCGCCCGACCTGATGACCTTCACCCCCGACGCGCTCGAACTGCTGCGCTGCTGCATCATGTACGGCAACGATGTCTGTCAGCTCACCTTCAACGAGAAGGAGTGCAACGTTGTTACCGGCCCCATGCGCGCGAGCATCAAGCAGGTGCCGCCGCTCAAGCACGACCTGCGTGCGATCGTTGCCGCCTACAGCGGCGCAGACGTTATCTCGCCCATTCCCCGCGACCGTATCGCCGCCTTCCTCAAGCGGGCGGCGGCAATCGCCGAGGCCAAGCGGATGGCGGTGGTCACGCTCGGCGGATCAGATGGGCGACTGACGCTCTCGTTCGAGGAAGGCTCAGCGTCGTCGGAGGAATACTACCTGGTCGAGGATGTCAAGATACCCGACATCGCGCCGCTGATGATCGAATCCGCCCGCCTGGCGCGCGCGCTCGCGCATATCGATCACGTGGTCCTCGATCACGCGGATCGGTCAGTGCTGGTGCTTCGGAATATCCCCGCCTCCGACGACGACGTATTGTTCTCCTACTTGCTGGTCGGGAAGAAGTGATATGGAAGGGTATCTAGGCGAGTTCCTTGTGCACCTGCCGGATTCCGAGTTCTCGGACTATACTTCCATTGATTGGGCGATCTACTTTATTGAGATGTACGGCCAGATTGATGGCGAACACCACAAAGCATGGGTTCTCGATCAAGTTGCGCGTATCCTTATGGAAACTCCGGTGATCGTGAACGAAGCGAGATGGACGGGCGGAGAAAAAGAGTATCGCGTACGTGTAGACTGGCCATCAAACGAATACATCGAGTGGGCGAAAGAAATGCGCGGCTCGCCCGAGACCGTCGAGTATTCTTATGACGAAGGAACACCTCCGTAAATGCAGTGCGAATGGTCGCATCAGTATGACTGTTGGGCGGTGCTGACGCACTATTACGATAAGGCGGACAAAGTCATCGATGAGTGCTGCCGACTTGGCGCCACTTACTCCGGGCCGAAAGGCGGCGGCTTTGTTGTTCAGTTACCAGGAACTATGGTTTTCTCGATCGTTTCCGTAGCTGACATCAAGCGCGCATGCAAAGGGATCTGACCGAAATGGCTACACAAGACAGCCCATCTACAGCCCTGACGCCGCTGCCCGCATACGCGGATGACGCAGCAGAAGTCGTGCGGCGTTTCGAGAAAATGGCTTACGACTACGGCACGATGTTCTGGGCGAACGAGATGGGCTACGCCGCAAAGATATTCCGCCGCTTGTTCGCCGCACAGGGAGCGCCCATGCTGCCGCCCGCCGACATCGTCGCTCGGCAGATGCGTATGAGCGAGGGAGCGGTGCGGATGGTTTATGAAGGCATCCGGGCCGTCAGTAAGGCAGGGGGCGTGCTACCCGCGCTCGCTGAGCGGCAAGCGCAGCTTGAAGCGGCGGAAGCGGCTGATGCGGCGCTACCCAAGCGCCAGCCAATAGTAACGGCCGTAAAAGCGGCTCCAGCCGCTCCCGCCATGCAGCAGCCGATCGCGCGCAGACCGCTTTCTACGGCCGTTACTTCCGCTAAGACGACCGGGTCGGGGTTCTTCGGTTAGTGGGCTTCTTTCTTCCAGATGTTGTAGATGCGCCGGCGGCGACAGTCGGCCGACGTCGCGCTGTTCCTGCCGAAACGCAGCTTGACCCAAACGCGCGCGGCTGCGATGCTTGCCCGCTCAAGAATGAGTGGCATCGGCTCAGCTCGCCGCGCATGCCCGCGACTGGGAACGGCGATATCCTGATTTTAGGAGAAGCACCTGGCGAAAACGAGGATCAACAGAACACACAGTTTATTGGGGATACCGGCAAGCTGTTACGCAGCGTAATCCCAGGCCGCGAATTCGACCGGCTAGTCTGGCAGAACACTGTAAGGTGCCGGCCGCCTGATAACCGCGATCCAACGCCACGTGAGACGCATGCGTGCAGCCTCTATCTAGAGCGGGATATTGCCGAGCACAAGATCAAGGCCGTCCTCGGCGTAGGAGGCGTTCCGCTGCGACGCTATCTCGACGGCAGCAACATTACGCGCATTCACGGCACTAAGTTCCCAGTCCAGATCGGCGAGCACACCCTTTGGTATTTCCCCGTCCTGCATCCTTCATTTGTGCTGCGCGGCGGCGGTGACAGATCGACTGCATACCCTGTCTTTCGCGCTGATATTAAATCCTTCTTCAAGCAAGTAGACAAATGGCCGAAGCCGACAATCGCATCGATCAGTAAGGACGATGTGCTGCTGCCCCAGTCGGCGAAGGAGGCTCTGTCGATTATCGAGCGGATGCGGGAGCCGCTGGGCGTTGACATCGAGACATCCGCCCTCCGCCCGCATCTGGTCGGCGCCAAGATCATCACAGCGGCCATCAGCGACGGTAAGTTGACATGCGCCTGGCCGGTCGAGCATCCCGAGCATACAACGGATTGGGGCCTTGACCTGCTCTTGTATGCGACTTCGGCGTTCCGCTGGATTGCGCACAATGCAGCATTTGAGTATTCATGGTTTGTGTCGTCGGCGAGGCAGCGCAGCATCGACTATGAGCCTGCGTCTTTCGACGACACAATGGCACAGGTCCGTCTTTATCACGAACGCGAGACGCTGCTCGATCTGAACATTGCCAGCCGTATCCACCTGGGCGTTGCAATCAAAGGGTTGACCGGCGTTAGCGCCAAGCAGATCATGGCCTATCCGCTCGCGGATGTGCTGCCCTACAACGGCCTTGACGCGCTTGCCTCCGCGCTGATCTTCCGCAAGCTCGACGGCAAGGTCAAGAAAGAGCCCTACCAGCGCATCCTCGATTCGGTGGTCAGCACCAGCGAAATGGAACTGGCGGGCCTGCCGATCGATCTTGAGAAGGCCAAGCTGCTCGACATCAAGTGGGCTGACAAGGCGATCCAGGCCGAGGCAGCAGCTAAAACAATCTACGAGGTGCGCACATTCGAGCAAGCCCGACAAACGGAATGGCGGATCAGCGCGCCCGATGACGTTGGTATCGCTTTGGCAGAATACGGCCGGCTCGAACTTAAAAAGACCAAGGGCGGAAAACAGTATTCGACTGATGACCAAGAGCTGCATAAAGCGTCGCCTGACCACCCGCTGATCAAAGCGGTGCTCGAGTTCCGTAATGCCGCCAAGATGCGATCTACATACATCAGCCCGATCCTTGCTGCGCCCGCGCTGCATATCGACGGGCTGCTGCATCCCGGCTACACGACGATGCTGACGGCGACGCTGCGCCTGTCTTCGGAGTCGCCGAATATTCAGAACTATCCGAAACGCACAAAAGAGGGGCGAGAGCTACGCGAGATGGTCGTCGCCAGCAGCGGGCTACTGCTGGTCTCTTTCGACTTCAAGCAGCTTGAAGTGCGGATCGAAGCCTGTGCGGCGCGCGACAATGCTTTGTGCAGTAGTATCATCCGCGGCGAAGACATCCATGCGATCTGGCGCGACAAAATCCTTGACATCTATCCCGACTATTGGGAACGGCTGGTCGAGAAGTCGGGGGAGTCAGAAGAGAAAGCGATCCTTAAGGCGGGCCGCGATGTCATCAAGAGTGACTTTGTGTTCGCCTCATTCTACGGAGCAACAGTCGGGTCTTGCGCTGAGCGCACCGGGCTGCCCTTTCCGATCATGCAGGAAGTCTCCAACGAATTCTGGGGCATGTTCTCGGGCGTGCGCGCGTGGATTAAAGGGCAGCGCCGCGAGTATGCTGATACGGGCAGCGTGCGCACGCTCACCGGGCTGATGCGGCACCAGATCCTACCAGGCAACGAAGTTATCAATACGCCTATCCAGGGAACGGCCGCAGCAGTCGTGCTTGAAGCGCAGAATACAATGTCGCAAATGGCGCTGAAAGAGCGCGATCCCTTCTTACATCCGCGCATTAACATCCATGATGATCTGACATTCTTGTTGCCGGACGATGAACGACTGCCTCAGTATATAAAGCTGATAGGAGAAACCATGGTCAAGTGCCGCTTCGACTGGCAAATCGTCCCGCTCGCTGTTGACTGCACGATCGGCACTGACTGGGCGAACATGGAGTATGTTTCCTCCTTTACTGGGGATTATGTGCGATGAACCGTCTGGGAGTATAATGCTGTGACCGAGCACCTGCCGCTCGTAACAAAATATCGACCGAGCGATTTCGAGACCTTCCTCGGCAACGAGACGACTATCGCGGCACTCAAGCGTGCAGTCGGGAACGAGGTCAGCCGGCCACACGCGTTCTTGTTCACCGGCCCCTCCGGCATTGGCAAGACCACCGGCGCGCGCATTGTCGCGACGATGCTGAATGCCGAGGTTGTTGAGATCGATGCGGCCTCAAACAACGGCGTCGACGCCATGCGGCTGCTGGTCGAGCTGGGCAATCACATGTCGCTGACCGGTGCCGGTGTGCGGATGTTCATCATCGACGAGTGCCATAGTCTGTCGAAGAGCGCGTGGCAAGCCATCCTCAAGATGTTGGAGGAGCCGCCCGCGCATCTCTACATCGCGCTGTGTACGACCGAGCTGCACAAGGTGCCTGAAACGATCGTGACGCGCTGCTACCATGTCGCGCTGCGCCCGCTCAAGCCGGCCGAGATCGAAGACCTGTGCGTGGTCGTCGCCGAGCTTGAGGGCTGGACCGTCCACAACGATGTCATGCAGGCCGTTATCCAAGCCGCGACCGGCCAGCCGCGCAAGGCGCTGTCGATCCTGCAAGCGGTCCATGATGCGCCCTCGCGCGATGAGGTGCGGCGTATTATCACGCTGATGGATGCGACTGACCCGCTGATTGCACTACTCCAATACCTGCTCGCGGGCAAGAAAGCGTGGGCGGTAATCAAGGGCCATCTGTCGCGGATCGAGGAAGACGACTTCGAAGAGCTTTCGATCGGGGCTGGCCGGTATATTGTTGGTGCGCTGCTGCGCGCGGAAACTGATGCTTCCGCACAGCTTGCGTGGCGTCTTCTGGATGCGCTGGTTTTCCCGACCAGCACGTTTGACAGAAAAGCCTCCTTTATGGCGGCGATTGGCCGCATGATCTGGGGAAATAACTGATGACTGCTATTCACGAGGCTCAATACGCCAAGCTCAAGGCCAAATTGGCAATTGACATGCTGCGCTTCGATCAGGAGTTGATCGAAATAGCACAGCTCGTCCAGGAGGCGGCGGAGCTTTCGGCGACGGTGACCGCACTGCGTGATACCGCAAAAATGGATCTCGACACCGAGACTGCATTGGCGGCATCCGCACTTCGCGGCGTTCTTGACGACAAGGGTAAGGCGCGGTCGGAGGCCGCCATCGCTTCCGAGCTGCCGCTGGTCGACAAGGTGCAGGATGCGCGCGCCGCGCTGATCGAGGCGGAACGGGAGATGTCGATCTACCGCAGCCTCGTCGAGACGCTGAAGCACAAGAAAGAGGCGCTGCGCACGCTGTCCGAGCAGATGGTCGCCGGCTTCATGACGCCGTCCTCGCTTTCGGTTAACGCGCGCAAGGAGATCAACGAGGTCCGCCAAGCGGGAGCCACGCGGCGGGCAGTAACAAGCGGGACCTGATGGACACGCTGCGTTTCATCGGACTGGCGATCATCTTGACAATGATGGCGGCTGTGTTCCTTTACGCAGCCGCTCGACTCGTGTCTACAGCGTGGTTCCGCAGTAAGCGGGACTTCTACCGATCTCAACACAAGGAGAAATAACGTGGCTTTCCAATACAAGAAACGCGACGCCGGCGCCTGGGAGAAGCGCGCATCCCAACAAGGCGGCGACTACCAGGGCTTCATCGTTGATGAGGCCAAGGTCTACACGCCCAAGAAGGGCGACAACTTCGTGCGCATTCTGCCTCCGACCTTCGAGAATGCTGACCACTACGGTATAGATGTGTGGGTCCATTACGGCATCGGCCCGGATCGTGCCTCGGCGATCTGCTTACAGAAGATGAAAAACATGCCATGCCCGCTCTGCGAGGCGCGAGCCCGCGCGGAACGCGGCGGCGACGAAGACCTGGCCGGCGAACTGAAGCCCTCGCGGCGGGTCATGGTCTATATGCTCGACCGCAAGGACGAGGCGGCGGGGCCACAGGTCTGGTCGATGCCCTGGACGCTCGACCGGGAGGTCTGTAAGATCAGCCGCGACAAGCGCACGGGGCAAGTCTATGCCATCGACGATCCGAACGAGGGCTATGACCTCTCCTTCGAGCGCGAGGGCGAAGGCATGATGGTCAAATACGCCGGCATCCAGCTCAGCCGGCGGCCGTCATCGGTCGACGAGGAAACGCTCGAATACATCTCGACGCTGCCGCTGCCGATGGTGCTGCGCTGGCGTGAATACCAAGAACTGCATGAGCTATTCGCCGGCAGCGGCATGGAGCAGACGGCAGCAGTCAACAAGCCGGTTGCCCCGGTATCGCTCGCTCGTCGACCTATTGCTGCTGCGCGTCCGGCAACGCCGCCCCTTGCGGCAGAAGAGCCGCCGCCTCCCGAACCGCCGGAGGATGAGCCGCCATTTGATCCGGTTCCTGCCCGTGATCCCCCTCCAAGGCCGATAGCGCCGGCTGCCGCTGCTGCTGCCGTTCCATCCGGCGAAGTCACCGGCAAATCGCGCGCTGCGTTGCTGCGCGAGAAACTCGCCGCCCGCTGATCCACTTGATTGCGCCAGCCGCCTGGGCGATCCTGGGCGGAGACGCGAAGGAGAAGATATGTCCGACAAACTAACACAGCTTGGTCATCGCTCGGAGACTGCTGCCTCGCCATACGACGCGCTCCTCGAAAGGATCGCGGTCGCGGACGGGCGCATGTTGGGAACAGTTATCCGGTTAAGTGCGCCGGAATTCACTTCAATCTGCCCAGTGACCGGTCAGCCGGATTTCGCGACAATTTACGTCGACTACGTACCGAGAAACTGGCTGATCGAATCCAAGTCCTACAAGCTGTTCTTGGGCTCATTCCGCAGCTTCGGGACCTTCCACGAGGAAGCGGTGGCGATAATCCGTGATCGGCTTGTGCTCGCACTCGATCCGGTCTATCTGCGTGCTGCCGCTTTCTGGTACCCACGCGGCGGCATCCCCATCGACGTCTTCTGCCAATATGGCAGGCTGCCGGCGAACTGCTGGGCGCCCGATCTTGGTATTCCGACCTTCCGGGGCCGGTAAACATGGTCGAGCGCCGCGTCGTTGCTGCACCAATCGTTGATCGACCGACCGACTACTTCCCTGACAGTTTCATCTCGTCGGGGTCGTTCCTGCTCGATTGCGTGCTTGGGGGCGGCTGGGCACGCGGTCGAGTGATTAACATCGTCGGCGACAAGTCATCCGGCAAGACGCTACTCGCCGTCGAGGCGTGCGCCAACTTTGCGCGCACATACAACGCTGAGGATATTCGTTACGTCGAGCCGGAGAACGCCTTCCTACGCTCATACGCAGAGTCGATCGGATTCCCGCCAGGCGTCCGACTTACCGAGGAGGGCGATCCGCGCATTGACACCGTTGAGGCATACTACGAAGATGTCGCCGCGTTCCTCAAGGATCGGGCCGGCGCCAAGCGCCCGTGTATGCACATCCTCGACTCGCTCGACGCGCTCTCTGATGGCGCCGAGCAGGGGCGCGCGTTTGGCGAAAGCACCTACGGCGTGAGCAAGCCAAAGGCGATCTCTGAGATGTTCCGCCGTCTGATTGGTGACATCCGTGATGCCGATTGCCTACTCGCCATCATCTCGCAAATACGTGACAACATCGGCGCCACATTCGGCGAAACAAAGAAGCGCAGCGGCGGTCGAGCGCTCGACTTCTACGCTTCACAGGTGCTCTGGCTGGCGGAGACGGGCAAGATCAAGCGCACGGTATTGGGCGTCGATCGCGTGATCGGCGCCTCTGTACTCGCCCGCACTAAAAAGAACAAGGTGGGGATGCCTTTTCGCGAAGCCGAGCTTTTTGTGATTTTCAACTATGGCGTCGACGATGAATCCAGCATGATTAACTGGCTGGTCAAATACAAAGCGATTGACCTCCTCGGCATTACTGACAAAGACGCGAAGAAGATCCTCTCCGACGCACGCCACGCCCACGATACGCACGCAATCTTTGAGTTGCGCGAAAGTTTACGCGCTGCGGTATATGAGCATTGGCAGCGCATCGAATCCGAGCTGGCGCCGGCCGTGAGCAAATACTGAGGAGGATGCGATCATGCTTAACGAGGCCCAGTGCTGGTTGATCCAATGCTGGTTGATGGTGATAGAGCGCCCCCTCTCGGAGCATCCCTTCCGACTCCTGTATGAGATTCTCTCGCAGGCGGCCATTCAGAAGTTCCCATTAGGGGCGACCGGCTATGTGTATTGCTTTAGAGACATGAGCAAGCTGATGACGTACTACGACAAATTCGGAACTTTGATCAGCGTGATAGCGTAATGTTACCAGGTCGTGGGCATGAAAAGGGCGCTGAGTTTGAACGCGTTGTCGGTCGCCAGCTCAGCTTTTGGCTGACGCACGACAAGCGCGCTGACCTGTTCACGCGCAACGTGCTGTCCGGCGGATCGTTTACTCGCCGCGTCGCCTCAGATGACAAAGCGGCTGGGATACCAGGCGACATCATGGCCAAGCACCCGCTGGCCTACAGCTTCCTCCAAACTTTTTTGATCGAGTGTAAGCACTATGCGGACCTAGGCGTGCTGCCTTTCCTGCTCGACTTGGAGGGCACATCATTTCTTGCGAAGACTATACATCACGCACAAATCCAGGCGGCGCAGGCGAATGTCCACTTCCTGGTGATCGCCAAACAGAACCGGATTGTGCCGCTCGTGATCATGTCGCGCCGATTGGGCGAGCTTGCATGGGCGGCAGCTTGCCCAAAAGGCACATTCATCGCGCATCGACTACACAGTCGCTACTTCATGACGACGCTGCCCTGCCTGATGTCCTGTATTCAGGCGCGCGCGTTTGTACAGGATGCGGCCGGCATGTTAGTCGTGAAACGCCGCCCACTTTCGTTGAAGCAGTAAGGAGCCTCCTAGTGCGACTTTTAACTGCGGACTGGCACCTCACGGATAGCGCCTCCGAAGACTATCGTTGGAAGGTGTTTAACAATGTGCGCAATGTAGCGCTTGCGCATAAGTGCGATGTCATCCATATCTGTGGCGATCTGACAGACAGGAAGGACAGACACAGCGCCGCGCTTGTCAATAACATGCTGCGCGGCATTCGGGATTTGCTTGATGCCGGCTTGCGCGTTGAGTTCCTCCTCGGAAACCACGACATGCCGCTATCCGGCCCGCCATTCTGGGCAGCGCTCAACTATGCCTTCGACGCTGCCTCCGGCTTCCACGCGATCACGCGGCCTGAGCGATCCGGCAATATCATCTCCCTGCCATTCGCGCCCGATCCCATCGAGGCGTGGAAGAGCGTCGACTTCAGGCCAGAGTTTACCGTCCTCATGCACCAGCCGGTCGATGGTGCTGTTGCAGCAAACGGGCATCCTGTCACTGGCCTAGACATCAGCATTTTCCCGCGCGGCGTGAAAGTCTATTCCGGTGACATCCATCTGCCGCAGGTCATCGGTCCGGTCGTCTACATCGGGGCGCCGCATCATGTCAGCTTTGGCGACGAGCATCCCTGCCGGTTCCTGCTTCTAGACAGCTTGGGCGGGTCGACAGAAGTCCTGCTGCCGGCGATCCGCAAGGCGGTCATACCGATCACCCGCGCCGCTGATCTTGACAGCGCGGGGCTATCGGAGGGTGATCAAGCACGCATTCGCGCGACGATCCCGATATCACGCGTCGAGCAGTGGCCAGTCGAGGAGGAGGCGATCCGCGCCTGGGCGTCTGAGCATAACGTGACAATCGCCTCAATCGACGTCGAAGTGAGCACAATCCGCAAGCGCGGGGCCGCAGCGCAAGTAGACGCGCTTAGTAAGGCGCCTGCCGACGTGTTACGCGCCTTTGCAGCATCTGAAGGCATCGAGGGGCCGGTCCTCGATGCGGGCCTGTCACTGCTTGAGGAAACGGTCGGTAATCAGGTGTCATGAAACGACTGGAACTTAACGCTCTGACCATTGAGGGCTTCCGCTCCTTCGCCGGCAGCGCGACTATCGAGTTCGGCGAGCCTGGCGGCCTGCGTATGCTGTTCGGCAAAAATGAAGTCGAGCCACGACTGGGCGGCAACGGCGCCGGCAAAAGCACGATGTGGGACGCGCTCTGCTGGTGCTTGTTCGGGTTCTCCGCGCGCAACCTACGCGCGTCCGATCTGATGAACTGGTCCCGAAAACAAAACCCGCATGTGATCGCCAATCTGTTGATCAACGATGCGCCATTCGCAGTCGAGCGGTTTGGATCGCCCAACCGACTGCTGCTGGATGGCGAGCCGGTCGAGCAAGACAAACTCGAGCGCGAGGTGCTGGGCATCTCCCGCGCTCGATTTATGCACAGCGTCTTATTTGGCCAGATGGTGCGCCTATTCATCGACCTGTCAGTGCCCGAACGCGGTGCGCTGCTCGACGAAGTCCTTGACCTGGGCCTATGGCTGCGCGCTTCTGATGCAGCTAATGCGCGCCACCGCGGCATGACCGCGGAAATGCAAACGATCGAGAAGGCGTTGGCATTCTCGCGCGGCAAGCTGGAAGGGCTGGAAAACGAAGACACTATCCGCGCACGTGAAGACGCGTGGACTGCTGAGCACGATGCTGTGATCGAAGCGGCGATCAAGCGGGTCGAGGAAGCGGAGCTGTCCCTGACAAGCAACAAAATTGTCCTGCAACGAACCCCGCTTGGAGAAGAGCCGGCTGCTGATGTGCTCAAGCTAGAACAGCGGCGTAGTAAAGCAAATACGATTCTTCAGGGTCTGCGCGAGAAATACGCGGTAACGATCGCTGATAGTAAGCGATTGAAAGCAGAGCGCGACTTCCTTGCAGACCACCCGGACAGATGCCCTACTTGTTCACAACCAATATCCGAGGACTTTGCTGCCCCGCGCGTACACGAATATGATGAGCGCATAGTAAAGATTGCGATGGAGCAGACAAGCCTGTTTGCAGATGCCAAGCTCGCAGACGGCGTCATAGCTGACTTACAGACGCATCTCGATAACGAGCGGCGGAAGCAGCAGGAGGCGCACGTTGCCTATGCACGGGCTGAAGCAGCTTTTAAGTCGCAGCAGCATGTAGTTGATTTAGCGGTCGAAGCGGCCGAACGCGAAGCATCTGTCACCAATCCGCACACTGCCCTGCGTGATTCCGTCCGCGCCCAACGCAGCGCGCTACAGCGTGAGATCGGGGCGCAGCGGCTCAAGCTCGGCGGCATAAAAGAACAGCTCGCCTCCCTCGACTACTGGCGGCAAGGGTTCAAGCGTGTGCGGCTGTTCCAGACCAAGCAGTCGCTTGATTTGCTGCGGTTGGAAGTTGCCAACGCTGCGCAGTCGCTCGGCCTGCTCGGCTGGACGATCGACTTTGCCACCGAAGTCGAGACCAAGTCCGGGTCGATGAAGCAGGGCGTGCAGATCGTCGTGACATCGCCGCAAGCATCGGGTTCGTGGGAAGTCTGGTCAGGCGGCGAGGGGCAACGCATCCGGCTCGCGGTCGCTATCGGCCTGGCATCACTGATCCAGCGTATGGCCGGCGTTTTCTACACGTTTGAGATCTGGGATGAGCCATCAGCATGGCTCAGCCCGGAAGGCATCACCGACTTGCTCGACTGCCTGGCGCAGCGCGCGCAAATCACCGGAAAGACCGTTTGGGTCGTTGATCACCGCGCGCTCGATGTCGGGATGTTCTCGCAGGTCTGGCAAATAACAAAGACTAATACTGGCTCTTCTGTGCAGCGCATTTCCTGATGGGTATAAATTAGCATGAAACGTCACAGTATCAGTCCCGGAAGCGACTATGCTTCCTTTATCCAGAACAAGCATCTCAAGGCGGCGCCAATGGGCATCGACTTGCCTCTGCCGATGCATCCTGATTTGTTCGATTTTCAGCAGCTAACCGTAAGCTATTGTTTGCGCATCGGAACCGGAGCCCTTTTTCTCGACACCGGCCTGGGCAAAACATTCATTGAGCTGGAACTGGCGAAGCAGTGTATCGCGCATACTAACCGCCCCGCGCTGATCCTGACGCCGCTGGCCGTAGCACAACAGACTAAAGCTGAGGCTGATCGCTTCGGTTACGCTGCCAAAATCATCCGCACCCAGTCAGAGGCGGGTCCCGCAACTAATATCTGCAATTACGAAATGATGCACCAGCTCGATTTCAGCGCCTACTCTTGTTTGATACTAGACGAGTCCTCGATACTCAAAAATTTCGGCGGCAAAACAGCACAATCATTGGTTCAAGCAGGGGCCGCAGTTCCTTTTCGGTTCTGCGCGTCTGCCACGCCGGCGCCAAACGATCACATCGAGCTGGGGATGCACTCCGAGTTTCTTGGACGCATGTCTATCGGCGAGATGCGCGCGCGCTGGTTTGTCAATGACAAAGGAAACACCTCGACTTGGCGCCTGAAAGGCCACGCTGTTGCATCATTCTGGGACTGGGTCGCATCATGGGCGGTATTGGCGGAAAAGCCCAGCGATCTTGGTTTCCCCAGCTCGCGCTTCGAGTTGCCGCCTCTGCGCGTTGAGGAGCATGTCGTCAATCATATCGTGGACGCGCGATCCGGCGTCGGATTCTTCTCGCCACTCTCGGCCACCAATCTGCATGGCGTAAAGCGATCAACCGTCGAGGGCCGCGCGGCGCTGGTAAAAGAGATCGTGCAACAAGAACCAAACGAAGCCTGGGTGATTTGGTGCGATACAGATTATGAAGCTGATGCCTTGCACCGAGCACTGCCAGGAGTAGTTGAAGTGCGCGGCAGTATGAGCCCGCATGACAAAGAAAAAGCGCTGCTGGCCTTCGCCGCCGGTAGTCGGAAGCAGATCATCACAAAGCCCTCGATTGCCGGCTTTGGACTGAATTGGCAGCACTGCGCGCGAGTCGTCTTTGTCGGCCGATCGTTCTCCTACGAAACCTGGTACCAGGCCGTTCGCCGATGCTGGCGATTTGGTCAGAAGCGAGAAGTTGTTGTCCATCTGATCTTCGCCGATGGCGAGCGCCATATCGACGCCATCATCGGCGAGAAAGCGGAACGGCATGCCAGCATGAAGCTGGAGATGCGCGCCGCCGCCTCGCGCGCAATCCGAGATATCCCATTGGTCGATGAAGTCATTCTCGCCAATAAAACGCAAGGAAACCTGCCAGCATGGCTATAACCTGTATCGACCAAGCACATGGCGAGAACTTCGCACTCTACAATGGGGACTGCGTTTCCTTACTCGAACAACTGCCTGATCACTGCATCGACTTCTGCATCTACTCGCCCCCATTCAGCAATTTGTTTGTCTACTCAAAAAGCCCGCTGGATATGGGAAATTCGGTAGATGATGCCGAATTCTTTAAGCATTATGACTTCTTGATACAGCAATTGTCGTGCATCATGAAGCCTGGGCGCGAGATCGCCGTGCATTGCTCAGACCTGCCACACCACAAATGGAAAGATGGCTACATCGGCTTGAAGGATTTCAGCGGCGCGCTGATCCGGGCGCATGAAAGCCGCGGGCACATCCTGACCAGTCGAATTACGGTCTGGAAGTCGCCGGTCGTTGAAATGCAGCGCACTAAGGCGATTGGGCTCCTATACAAGCAACTACGAAAAGACAGCACCATGTCTCGAACAGGGATGCCGGATTATGTGCTGGTATTTAGGATGCTTGGCGATAATCCTGTGCCCATCGAGCATACTTTCGAGAATTTCTCGCTGGACCAATGGCAGGAGTGGGCTTCGCCAGTCTGGATGACTATTAACCAGTCCAATACATTGAACAAGGATGGCGCGAAAGAGGAAAACGACGAGCGACATATCGCTCCACTCCAGCTTGATTTAATCGAGCGGTGCGTAATACTTTGGAGTAATCCGGGAGAAGTTGTGTTAAGCCCATTTGCCGGCATCGGATCAGAAGGGTATATCAGCTTGCAGCAAGGTCGACGCTTTGTTGGCGTTGAGCTGAAACCAACATACTTCCAACAAGCCGCGAAGAACCTGCAAAGCGTCGGCAGAATCAATACCGCGGGTTTCTTCGGGCAAAGCGTTATATAAACAGCGAAAGCAGGCGGATCAAATGATTACAATAGAACGCTACCATGACTTTTCTTATGGCCACCGTGTGGTCGGCCACGAAGGGAAGTGCGCCGGGCTTCATGGGCACAACGGACGCGTGACGTTCACCTGCGTCGCCGAGAAGCTGGACGAGCTTGGGCGGATCGTCGATTTCAGCGTTCTAAAGTCCAAGCTCTGCCAGTGGATAGAGGACAACTGGGACCACAAGATGCTGCTGTGGAGGAAGGACCCGGTGCACGCTATTCTCGGACGTACCGATAACGACAGCATCGTGAACAGTATCCAGCCGGTGTCCTTTAACCCGACCGCCGAGAACCTGGCGCACTATCTTCTCACTACTGTTGCGCCACTGCGGATGCAGGGCACCGGTATCACTGTTATCGCTGTCAAGTTTGAAGAGACGAGGAAATGTTCCGCCGTTGCAACCCTATAAGGAATTGACCCTATGCTCGGAATGAATCCAATCGACGGCCCCCACACGTTGTCGGAGGATTTTAAGGTCAATTCGATCTGGCGGACGATACAAGGCGAGGGACCTTGGTCGGGACTGCCGGCAATTTTCGTGAGATTCAGCGGCTGTTGTTTGCGCTGTACCTGGTGCGATACTTCGTTCGAGACAGGAACCTGGCGCAACCTGCCAATGCTCGCTGATGAAATCCATTCGCTGGTTCGATCTACTGGGCACAGGCGGGTCGTGTTCACCGGCGGCGAGCCGATGCTGTGGCCGCTTGGTGAGCTGATTACGATGCTGCACGACTCCGTCGAAGCGCAGATCGAAACTGCTGGTACCGTTTGGCCCGAGGGACTGGATCGGGTGTTCGAGCGGGCCAACGTGAGCATCGTCTGCTCGCCAAAAACGCCCAAGGTGCATCCCAAGATCATCCATTACGCAGACGCTTGGAAATACATCATCAGGGTGGGCTGCGTCGATCCGCAAGACGGCCTGCCGATCGGCAGCACTCAGCGCGGCGTCGACAATCCGACGCAGAAGCTCTACCGGGCGGATACGAGCCCGAACAAGATATTCGTGCAGCCCTGCGACGAGGACGATCCGCGCAAGAACGCGGCCAACTTGCAGGAAGCTGTCCTGTCATCGCTACGTTTCGGGTATCGCCTCAGCCTTCAAATCCATAAGATCGCCGGCGTGCCTTGAAATGCCGCCGCAGCTTAAGGGGGCGCTTGAAGACAATGTACTGACCGCGCTCTGTTGGAGCGACCAGCACGCCGCCAACGTGTCGATGCAAGTGCCGGCCGAGCTGTTCGCGACGCGCGCCTATCGCGAGATTGCTGAGAAGGCGATCGATCATCTACAACGATATAATATCCCGCCCAAAGGCCATTTGCGCGACCTGCTTGAAGACAAACTGCGGCGCGGCGACGAAGGTATCCTGCTCAAGCGCACACTTGATGCAATGGAGGAACTACAAGCTAATTTCCAGCCCGAGTTTGTACTTGAGCAACTTCAGCATTTCATCGCCATGCGAAAGCTGTCCATGGCGGTCGAGCAGGCCGCCGATGCGCTCAATGAGGGCGATGTCGACAAGGCGCGCGAGGCGCTGTTCGAGCAAGACTTAGCGCCAAAACAAACGCCCGGCATCTGGCTCAATGATCCCAAGCGCGCGCTGTCATTCCTCGACCACCGTGATGAAGACTTCTTCTCCTCTGACATCGACGTGCTCGACGATCTCGGCGTAAGGCCCCGCCGCAAGACGCTCACCCTGATGATTGCTGCCGCCAAGCGGGGCAAGTCGACGTGGCTAGTCGGCGTCGGAAAACGCGCAATCCTGCATCACCAGAAGGCGCTCCACATCACGCTTGAGAACAGCGAGGAGCTAACTTCCAAGCGGTATACTCAAGCTCTATTCGCGATGGCAGCGGACAGCCGCGACGCGAGCATTCGTGTGCCGGTATTTAAGCGAGACTCGCTCGGCCGGTGCCTGTCGATTGAGCATGATGTCCTGACGCCGGAGGTTCTGCGGCCGGAAGCGCGCAAGCAGCTCGGCAAGCGGCTTTCAGCACTGCGCGGCAAGCTGCTGATCAAGGAGTTCCCGACCTCTACACTGACGATCGCGCAGCTTAACGCCTACTTAGATGTGCTTGAACGCGCAGAGAGCTTCATCCCTGATCTATTGATAATCGACTACCCCGACCTGATGGCGGTCGGCGATGTGCGCGACATGCGCGTCAACTTGGGTAAGCTCTTCGCGCAGCTTCGTGGCATTGGCGTAGCGCGCAATATGGCAGTCGTTGCCGTCACGCAAGGCAACCGGTCCTCTGACCATGCGCGCACGGTGACGGCCGGCATGGTTGCGGAGGACTGGAGTAAGATCGGCACCGCCGACACCGTGCTTACCTACTCACAGACCTCGGAGGAGAAAGAGATTGGCCTGGCGCGGGTGCTGGTCGCTGCCGCCCGCGATGCCCGAGACAAATATGTTGTGATGATCTCGCAATCCTACGCCACGTGCCAGTTCTGCATCGACTCAGTTTACATGAGTAAATTCGTAGAATCCGAGGTCGATCGGATGACCGGCAACGGAAAAAACGAAGACTAAATGTCCATTGAGCCCGAAGCTATTGAGAGGTTTCTGGCCTGGACTCCGCCTGAGCATCCGGAGTTTAAAGGCAAGTCGGCGAATGAGCTTTGTGATATCATCTACAGACTGACGGGCGCGCCCTACGTTCACTTTGGTCCCGAGCCGCGACAGCATCAGCTCGAGGGTCTGGCGTTCGCGTTATGGCAGCGGCGCGCGCTCTTGTATTTCTGGATGCAGCTCGGCAAGACCAAGATCGCACTAGACTGGCTGCGCTACTGCAAGGCGGCGGGCTGGTCGTGGGGCAAGGGGCTGGTAATTGCGCATTCGCCAGTCGGCGTCGACGTTTGGGACGCGCAGGCCGCTATCCATTCCGCGCTAAGCGTGGCGACCGTTGTATCCGGTCCAGGCTCGCTTGACAGATTCCTGGGAGCGTGCGAGGGCGGGGCCGATATCGTTATCGTTGCCTGGTCGACGCTCCAGCAGTTATTCACGCAAAAGCGGAAGAGCCGCAAAGGCGTATCCAAGCTCTGCCCGATGATGGATGCTGCCCAGCTCGCTGGGGAGTATTTTACCTCCGTCGTGATCGACGAAATCCATCTAGCTGGCAATCACACAACCAACCGCTTCAATATCGCCTCAGCGCTTGTGCAGAACTGTAACTGTCGGCTGGGACTATCCGGCACGCCGGTCGGCCGCGATGCTTTCAAGCTGTGGGCATCGACATTCCTGATCGACGGTGGCGAGACGCTGGGACGCAATTATTACTTCTTTGAAGCAGCGTTCGGGAAAACTCGGCGCAATCCCTTCATGAAGCGGCCGGAGGTTATATTCGACAAGACAAAGCTTCAGATGCTCAAGTCACGGCTGGAAGGCCTTGCAATGAGCTATGAGCTGTCAGAGGTGCGGAAGCTCAACACGCTGCGCGGACAAGTCGATCTCAAAATGCGTGGAGATCAGCGCGCAGCCTATAACGATATGGTCGACAAAGTCATCAAGATCAAGGACGGCGATACGCAGGAGATCCATAGCGCGTTTGTGCGGCTGCGGCAGATCGCATCCGGATTTCTGCCGTTTGTTGATAACAGCGGCGCATCGAGGATCGTCAACTTCGAGAGCAGCGCCAAACTCGAATGGATTTCGTCATTCCTTGAGGAATATGACGGCGTCACGCAGTGCGTAATCTTCCACGAGTTCGTCCACAGCGGACAGATGATCTGTGAGCGGCTCAAGCGCGCCAAAATATCGCACGCCTGGCTACACGGCGGCACCAAGAATCCTAAACTAGCTATCGAGTCTTTCCAGAAGGGCCGCGCCCGGTTCCTGGTGGCAAACACAGCTAAGGGCGGCACCTCAATCAATCTGCCGATGGCTGACTACCTGCTTTTTTACGAATGCCCGACTTCTCCGACGGTTAGGCAACAGGCGGAGTCGCGGCCGCTTGCGCGCGGCGACCGGGTGCTGTTGCTCGACGACCTGGTCTGCTCGCCTGTCGAGCGCAAGATCCTCGGCTATGTGCAGGAGGGGCGGGACATGCTATCGGTGATCCTGCATAGCCGCTCGCTGCTGCGCGATCAAGATTAGAAGTTTAACTTGCCCTGATGACCGATCTGCGGTATATACGCATTGACTCAACTCGAGCCCAAGGGAGAACCCAGTGGCCATGTCTTCAACGGAAACAAAACAGTGGGCGCGTGAGATGATCCTTCGCGCGCTTGACACAGAGCTTTTTAACGATGACAGTTTTGTAATGTACTCCCTCGATTTCGATGATCGGGAGGCACTTCTGAAAGAGCGCAATCGAGTAGCGAAGCTCTTCAAGCTCCCCAGCAAGAAGTAGAGAGAGCTGTGAATATGATCGCCCGCAGGCATATCGATCCCGCGCTGTTTACAACGGCGCTGACGCCGGTCCCCACCCTCCCGGATATGCAGCGGCCGGAAAGCGCCGCACCCGCTTCTACTGACGAAAAAACCGGCTGTAATGCCGCATCCGCAGCTCCGGCCACCTTCGTATATCAGGAGCGCGACAAGGGCTTCGCACCCAGCCCGCAACAGCAGGCATACTTCGACTGGATCGAGAGCGGCAAGGGCTCTGCGGTCGTGATCGCGGTGGCCGGCAGCGGCAAAACTACCACGCTTGTGCAAGGTCTCGGCTTGATGGAGGGGCGCGGATTCTTCGGAGCCTACAACAAAGCTGCCGCACAAGAGATCAGGGATCGCGTTGAGCAGGAGCGCAGCAAGCGCCGCGATCCCGACTTCGGCAAGAAGTTCTACATCGCGACCGTCCACGCCGCTTGCTTCTCAGCGTGGCGGCAGATATATCCGAAAGTCGAGGTCGACGATCGTAAGGTCGGCAATCTGATCACGCGATATGCCGAGGAGATCGGCGACAATGATGGCGCCGTGATCAAGCAGGCGCTTCCATTCATCAGCAAGATGGTCAGCTTCGGCAAACAATACCTGATCGGCGTCCTGGGCAAGTTCGGCTTCCGCGACCTCGACAAGTGGTTCGAGTTGGTCGAGCACTTCTCGGCAGACGAAGACCTGCCGGAAGGCGTCGACCTACGTGCTGCGCTAGAATGGGTGATTACGATTTCGATGCGTAGCAAGGAGCTATGCCGCGAGATCATCGACTTCAACGACATGATCTACGCGCCGCTCGCGTTCAAAGCGCATTTCTTCCAGAATGATTGGGTTTTATTGGATGAATGCCAAGACATCAATCCCGCTCGCCGCGAGGCTGCGCGCCGCATGCTTAAGCCGGGCGGGCGCTTCGTGGGCGTGGGCGATGATCGGCAGGCTGTGTATGGATTCACAGGCGCCGGGGCAGATAGTATTGACCGCATCGCGGAGGAATTCGGCTGTATCCGCCTACCGCTGACCGTGTCCTACCGCTGCCCGAAGACGGTCGTCAACTACGCACATCAGTGGGTGCAGCACATCCAGGCGCATGAGTCAGCACCGGAGGGCGTCGTGCGGGAAGTGAAGATTGATAAACTGCCTGCCTCGCCTGATCACACGCCCGACCAGCGTCCTTGGTTTTTACAAGATGCTGTCGGCAATGCAGACGCGATCTTGTGCCGATATACCGCTCCGCTGATCAAGACTGCTTACAGCATGATCAAGGAGGGCGTTGCTTGCCGCGTCGAAGGGCGTGATATCGGCCAAGGGCTCGCCATCCTTGCCAAACGGTGGAAGGTCAAGACGCTAGACAAGCTGGCCGAGCGACTTGAGCAGCATCGTAAGCGTGAGGTCGAGAAGGCGCGCGCGGCGGGCAGCGAGCGCCGAGAGCAGGAAGTCGAAGACAAGATCGCGACGCTGTTTGTCATCATCGACCGCTGCCATGCGCTGGGCAAACACACCGTGCTCGATATGCTCGACGAGATCGCTCTGATCTTTGCAGACAACGTGAAAGGAACTGCTGTGCTTTGCACCGGTCACAAAGCTAAGGGCCGCGAATGGTCCAGGGTATATTGGATATTGCCGAAGACTGGCGGCCGACGCTCACGCAAGGATTGGGAACAGATACAGGAGTCGAACCTATGTTATGTAATCTGCACCAGAGCTAAGTCCGAACTAGTATTGGTGCCTGAGCCGTGAATGAGACTGAATCTAGACCTTGCGCGTAAGCATGCTCAGGACTTCGATCTGGTGATCGACAGGAAGAAAGAGACGATGAAAGGGATAAAGATATGATCGCTACATCGCTAGAACTGCGTGCGCTCGCCGGTAACCTAGCGGCGGCGGGACGCGGTCTGTCGGCCCGCGAAGTTGTTAGTCTGGCGCGCGATCTGACTGACGCCGCGTGCAAATGGCGCAGACAAGAGCGTGCTCTTGACGAGCTGGTGGCCGATGCTATGCAGGATGCGCGGTTGATCGATGCGGCCGAGGATGATGGCAAGGTTATCGTGCTGCGTCGGCCCCCGCCGACGCCATAAAATCCTCTTGACTGACTCGCGTCGCGCCTTATACTGAAACCCTGATACCGGATTACCCGCGTATGACCGACTCGCACGTTCCCCTTAACCGCACCGCATATGAGGCTGCTCGCGTCATATATGATGCCGCCAGGGCCTCCACCGGTGCCACCTACCGCGCCGCCGTGGCCCGCGCCGACGACGCATACGCGGCCACCATGGCCTCCATCGACGACGCATACGCGACCGCTGTGGCCTCCGCCGCCACCTGCGTCGCCCATTCCGACGCCATCTTTGTCTGCGCTGCTGCCCGAGCCGCCGACATCTGCGCCTCCGCCGCCGCCCTCGCCGCTTACGAAGTCACCCTGACCTCCATCTACGCCGCATACAATGCCGGCATGGCCTCCGCCTATGCCGCCTACGCCGCATACGATGTCGACACGATCCCCGCCGACGTCATAAAATCCTCTTGACCGGCTCACCCTTTTACGCACATTCAGCGCAGCAAGGAGAATCCGTCACATGTCTGCTAGTGAAATCGCTCTCGCCTTGGTCCGCGAAGGCCAAACGGCTCGTTTCGAGAAATTTTTCGGAGAACCAGTCCCACTGACCGAGGCGCTCGCGCTTGATTTTGCACGTAAGCATGCACAGGACTTTCGCTTTGGCTGGGAGGTGCAGGACTTTGACTTTGGCTGGGGGGCGCAGCATCTGCTTTCGCCCTCCGCCCGCGCCGCATACCGCGCCACCTTCGCCTCCGCCGACGCTGCATTCGATGCCGCCGTGGTCTCCGCTAACGCCGAGTACAGTGCCACCTTCGCCTCCGTCGACGCTGCATTCGCTGCCGCCATGGTCTCCGCTAACGCCTCGTACCGTGCCCCCTTCGCCTCCGCCGACGCTGCATTCGATGCCGCCATGCTTCCCATCCGCGCCGCGTACCGTGCCACCTTCGCCTCCGCCGACGCTGCATTCGCTGCCGCCATGGTCTCCGCCCACGCCGTGCATGACGCTGCTAAGGTAGTGGCTTTTGCCCGTGCTTATTGCTGGTCTGCCCCATAGCGGGCTGTCGCACGACTAGACTTTCTGCAGCCCCATAACTCAACACAGCAAGGAGAATTCGTCACATGCCCTCCCAGATCACTCTGACCCAGCTTCGCAAAGCCGGCGCCGACAAAAGACAAACGGATCTTTTTAAGGAGCTGTTCGGAGAATCAGTCACACTGACTCTAGACCTTGCGCGCAAGCATGCTCAGGACTTCGATTTCGGCTGGATAGCGGGGAATCTGCTTGTTTCGCCCTCCGCCCGCGCCGTTTTCGATGCCGCCATAGTCTCTGCCGTCGCCGCATACAAGATAGCTATGGTCTCCGCTAGCGCCTCATATGATGCCGCCATGAACTTCGCCATCGCTGCATACCGCACCGCCACAATCTCCGCCAACGTCACATACAATACTGCCAAGGCCTCCGCTAGCGCCGCGCACCTGGTCGATGTAGCCTCCGCCCGCGCCGCATACAAAGCCGCTGTGGCAGTGGCTTTTGCCTGCGCCTATTTGTCCGAATAACCACCTCCCGCCGCGCACTTACCCGGATAGAAACCAAGGATAGCACGCATCTCAGTACCTCACTGCCACGAAGGCGTGCCCGGCCGTCGCCGCTACTGCCGATACCGCAGTGGAGATCGGCCCTGATACCCGGTAGGAGCCGCCCGGCTGGAGCGGAAATGACGTGGCAGAGCCGGCTACCGCAGTGGTCACGATATCGATGTAGAGCGTTTCCGTGGCCGTTGGCGGGTTGGCGATGTCGGCCACGTTTGCGATGCTGTTGGCGGGAAACACCACCACGGCGGTTCCCCCGGTCACGATGGAGGTAGCGGCGCCGACAACTGGTGTGCTTCGGACTGCGAAGGGTGGTGAAAGAGCGGACATGAAGATGGGCTCCTACTTGGTCTTTTTGGCGGGTTTCGCCGGCATCTGCTGCTGCGCCACCGTCGAGGGACAGGATGCGCGTCATGCCGTGATCGCCAGCAACGCGGCGTCAAGACCGACCAGATCGAGCTGCGCGGGCGATACGGCGGTGGTGTTCAGCCAGTCGCGGTCGAGCAACACGTAGGCTTCTTCGCAATAACGCTTCCAGAACGCCCAGGTCATGCGCTGCACTGTGCCCCAGGTGATGCAGGCGATCCCGGCATCGTCGTAGTCGGTCACCCACACGGCATGGCCGCCCCAGGTTCCAGGCTCGCTACCAATATCCCATACCGGCTGGTTCTGCGCGCTGTCGGGCAGCAGCAACCCGACGTAGAGGCCACCGAAATGGTAGATCGCCTCGCGTACTTCGGCATCATTGGCCGGCTGCACGGCTGCCCACCGGGTGACGTCCTCGCCTTGCCGCCCGATATCCCAGCCGTGCTGCGACCACATGCCGAGCACGTCGGTCTCGACAGCGCCCATGTCCGTCTCGGGCTTGCCCAACTGGTAGCCGGACACGGCGCTGTAGCGGGCCTCCACGACCGGATCGGACATGCACCAGGGCGCTCCGTTGGCCGCGGTCCAAGTCAGGATGGCATTCGCCGCGGCGGCAATGGTGCAGTCGCCGATGCTATCGTTAAGGTGCATTCCCCATTCGGAAACGATGTCGCTACGCTTGCACGCCGGCGGTGGAGGCGGCAAGGCGCGCCGCCGGAAGTCAGCTAGTTTTGGCACAATGAGGTCGGGGTCGGGCGCCCGACGACCGAGCTTCACGAAACGATGATCAATCACAGGGTGCCCTCCTTACTCCACGATCTGCCAGTCGTCGGCGAGTATGTCACTCTGGCTGGCGATCCACGGCACCACCTTGCCGTCCACCGTCTTCATATCGATGTGTGGGCAGTAACTTATCTCTGTGCCTTCGGGGTAGATGCCGAGCAACGGAGGTCGGTTCACCCTGAAAATGCTGCCAGGCACCAGGAACAGGAACATCCCCTTCCCGTTCCAGCCGGCGCGCGCGACGCGACACCCTTCCTTGAGGGCGACGACGGCGTGGCCGAACGACATCGCGTCGAGCGGCTGGTAGGCTGCCTCGAACACATCCTTGGGTGACCAGGAAATGTAACCATCAGCGTACTTGACCGCGTAGCCTGGTTGCGGATACGGACCGGCCTTACTGCTCCACCATGCGGTGACGCGTTTCGTGCCGTAATAGTCTTGGGTCATCATGTTCCCCCGTCACTTCTCTGCGTATGTAGCCAGAATCGCCTGTGCCTGCGCGACGCTGGTGATCTGCACCGGGGCCGCCGCGAGCAATCGAGTGCGCGTCTGCACCGTCGCGATCGATGCCGAAACGGCCGACGTGCCAAGGTAGGCAGTAACGAACGTTTCCAGCGTCGGCAGCAGAAACGCGATGGCGGCAATGGCGGTGCTGAAGGGAGCCGGGATCAGGCCGGCGATCGGCGCCGAGTCTAGGATGCCGAGTACCGTGTTGATATAGCCCTCAACTTTCTGAACGATGCTGGCCCCCGAGGTGGCGGAGACGCCGGATACCAGCGCGCTGGCCACGCTGGCGGCATCGGAAAGGGCGGTCGCAATCGTGGATTGCGACGCCGCCGGAATCAGACTCGGCGCGGCGGTCTCCACTTGCGCGAGCGCGCCCTTGGCACCAGTGATAATCGAGGACACCACAGCAATGATGCTATCCGGTGTCACCGTGACGGTGGTGTTGGCACATGCCGCGAGCGCGAGCGGCACCAGCAGCGTGGTGGCGAGCAGAGTGCGACGAGAGGTGTTCATGGCTTAGTCCTTCATTTCGCGGATGATAATATCGCCCTGGTCCCAAACGTGCTCGGAGAGGCTGGCGCCAGGCGGCAGCTTTGCCAGCGGTACTTCCTTCTCGATGACTAAAGGCGTTGATCCGTGTAGACGCGCGACCCGCACCCAGTTAGGGCTGTTGGCATCGTTCATGATCGTGATTCTAGTTGTCATTATTTTACCCCTTGATGGTTTCAGCGATCTTCGTCTGGCCGACGACGAGTTCAGTATGGTTTGCCGCCATCACCGCGTCGACGTGAGTATCGCGGGCAACCTGAGTCGTCTGCGTATTCTTGATAGCCTGAACATCGTGCGCAACAGCCGCAATGTCCGCCATTATTGCGGAGGCAGCGGCCCAATTCTTCGCCGCCACGGCGGCAATCATGTCGCTTGCCAGCTTGTTCACGTCCGCCTGGGTGGTCGGCGCCTCCGGCAGCACCATGGCGAGGGCACCACAGACCCCAGTTGCGATGCCCGCTGCCAACGTAGCGTTGCCGCTCACCAGATAAGTGACGGCGCCGGCGGCAGTGCCGACGAACAGACCGATACCGAGGATGCTCGATGGCTGCTGCACCCATGTTTTGAAACTCATGCGTCATCTCCTGTTATTCCATCCGGTGTCAGGCTCATTTCACACTCCCACTTGTCTGTAGTTGCTGATTCGCGGCAGGGTCGCGTCCACATACATACAGCCTATCCGCCGTGGTTCGCGTCGGATCTCTTGCCCAGCGCCCCGACAAGGTTTTGCAGCGTGTTGTTCACGGCATCCAGCTTCGTGGACAACGCCGCGATCTCGGATCGAGTTAGCTGTATATTGTCCGTCATAATTACGCGAATGTCTCCCTGCCGATCTTTAAGGTCCGATATCGCGTTACCCTGTGCCCCAAGCCAATACACCCCGCCGACCAGCGAGAGAAGAAGCGTCACAATGACCGGAATCATCATCCTAGCGATATTTATGTCATATCGCTTTTGCTCCTCCCGCGCAGCGTTTATTTGAGATTTAGTTTCCCCGTTAGTCTCTAGCATCTAGATTCCTCCATGTCAGGTCTAATGTGCGCTCAGGTCATACTTATGTTCCAGCCGGATACCCAGAATTGTCGGCCACCACGTCGCCTTTCAACGGCGGCTTGCGTTGCCACTATTCCGCGTAACTCATGATAATCGGCGGGCACGAGATCGATGCTCGTGCTTACTTGAACTCCATCTGCCCGGACCCTGCGATCCAGTCGCAGGGGTTGCATCCCGACGCCCCCACAACGCCGATGTAGATGCCACCATGCGTCGTGTCGGCGCCCACAGTCGGGGTAGCAACACTAGCGAGCGCGCCAATATGTTTCAGTTCTGTAATGGTAGCCGCAACAAGCGGCGTCGTAGAGGCAGCATTGGCCCCTTGCCCAAGGACTAAACCAGTCACGCTCCATTCCGCAAAATCCGTAATGTTGGCGCGACTTTTCGCCATGATGACAAAAGGAGGAAAGGCCGTTATCTGTTGGGCTACCATGTTCATTACATTATTAGAGGATGCCGCGGCTCCGGTGCCCGTGAGCTGCGTCATTGTCGTGCCATCTGTCGTCGTGCCTATTAAATACATCGCGAAGCGGTTCATAGCGTCGCCAATGGACACGAATTGATTTCCAGCGTAGCACATCCCGAGAACATTATGATCATAGGCACGGTTGCCCCAACAAGCATTGTTTCCTGCGCCGACTGATACCTGGTTGCCGAAAGCAAATGAGTTAGTTCCGGATGCCGCTGAACTCGTGCCGCCGGATGCCGAGTTTGACCCGGCTTGAGTATTGCTGGTGCCCGAGATATTCCCCGAAGAGGATGCTGTAGAAATAGGAATATATGTGGTATCATTTGTCGGCGCCACCGTATAGGGAATTCTTGTCGTGACGCCAAATGCCGCCGTCGCCCAATATGTTGAACCGCATAGTGTGCCATCATCATAGGCTAAATAGTTTACTTGCCCCTGACCAACGAAGTAGTCACCGGTAAATCCCTCTCCACAGGTATTTGACAAGTAAATGTTCGGAAACATCCCCGCCTGTATTATGCTGTTATTGGTAAATCTAGCCCCGATAAAAGCCTGCGGAGACACGACTCCTTGACTCTGGATAAGAATGCCGAATTTTAGGTTGCTATCTATAGACCCCCCGATAAACGAGGATGCGTCCGATCCGGCGGGCGACATGCTAATGCCGATATAATTGTCAAACACCCTCGTGCTATCGAAGGTGTTTGCTGCTGTCGGCACGTTAACCCCTACCACAATTGCTTGAATAGTGCCGCCAGAGGTAAATGACCCGGCAAACTGGGAACCTGCCAGATCAATGTTATAGGTATCTACAACCGTGCCTTGCCATACGCCAACCGCATTTGGCACTCCACCAGAATTGAGCACCAGAACTTGCGCCGCTGTCCCCGTCACGCCAAAGTTGTGCGCTTGAGTCGTGGTAACGCGGATCAATCCTGAGCCATTGTTGGCAACGCCGGATATTCCGAACAGCGGCACCACTTCACCCCCAGACGTATAGGTGCCAGTGAAAGTCGAGCTGTTCTCAGTAAAGTGCGTGCCATCGATGACAGTAACGGTAGGCATGCCATTCGCTGCGGTTACACCGCCAACCTGCGATACCTCGGCCTGCATGCCCGTCGATAAGCCGTGCGACGTCGCGGTGGTGATCTCGATCAGGCCACCGCCGCTGGTGACATTCGAAACATTAGCGCCAAGAAGGGTCGAGCCCATGATCTGGCTACTGTTGAAAAACCAGTCACCAGAATTGAGAGTGACACCATTCCGGAATGGGTGGATCATATTAGATGAATTAAATTGGCCCGCGCTGCAATTTGTTCCGATCCACAGGTTGTCACGCCCTGCATTCTTAAGAACAACACGAGAAAAATTGAAAGACCCTGCGTATCCGGCCCCGCCATTGTTCGGGCACTGCACAACGTCACTGCCGTGATATTGCCCGTCGAATGTAATATCCTCAAAACTCGGTTCGGCCTGATCGCCGTATCCGGGGCTGCCGAGGATCGTGAGCAGCGGGCCGGTTGCCCCGGACGACAAGAGAAAACGGCTCAAACCAGATCCAGCGCCTCGGAAGTGCCCAGCGAACTCAGTAGACTGAACGGTGTAGGTAAGCCCATCTACCTGATAGGTGCCGCTCGGAACAAAGCATGCGTGAGGCGTCCATGGCGCCAGCCCCTCGCAAGCGTTGATAAAATTCTGAGCCGCAACCTGGCTGTCCGTCGCTCCGGTCGGATCGGCGCCAAAGTCGTCAATCAGGTTCAACTCACGGCTAACCCGAGCACCGAGCGAACTGGCCACGCTCGCACCGGTCGCAGTGACAAGCGCGCCAGAAGCCGTGGCGCCGTTGAGCGTCGTAGCTGGAATAAACGGCGCAGGCGCCAGCTGCGCCCACACAGTGCCAGCCGGCGCCAGAAGCCCAAGAACAAGAACGAGAAAAAGTTTGCGCATCATAATCTCCATATTAGTCCATGTCGCGTATTCGCGTCCATTCTATTGGCCTTCAGTCGATTGCGGCACCGCTCGCCACGTCAGCGTGTAGCCGGCCACCCCGGTAACACCGATGTCCACGCCGCCGTTGGTCGTGTCGGCGACCGCCGTAACCGATGTTGCGGCGAGTCCCGCACCGGATAGAGTGGTGTCACACTGCGGCATGGTAATCGTGGGGCTGCCGATGCGAGCGGTCAGCGATGCGCTCGAACCGCGCTTCATCAGCAAGTTCTCGACGAACCACTCGCAGGCATAGTTGCCAGAGGAATTGTATGCCAACACAACGATGCGCCCGAACGCATAAGCCCCGTTGTTCGGCAGATTGAGGATGTTGATGGTGTTGGGGGCGCCGCCGTCCGCCGTGAGCGTCGCCGAAGCCGCGCCTGTCGTGGAGGCACGCAGCGGTTGCCAACAAATCTGGTAATCGCCTGCCGAGGCAATCAATCCGTTCGCGTAGCACAATCTTCCATAATCCGCGCGATCTGTGGTCTGGCCGCCGAGAGCAGCCGATCTCTCGCCACTGACGGAGACGGAGTTGCCAATCGCCAGAGCCTCGAGACCCGCCGCGTAGGCGCTGGTGCCGATCGCCACGGCGCCGATGTTCGATGCGGTCGAATCGCATCCGGCGGTAAATGAGTTCTGGCCGGAAGCGACCTGGATCGCATTCGTCCGGGCGCATGTCTGCACGTCCACCGCGTTGGCGCCGAGCTGGTTGCCGGTCGCCGTGGTGTTCTGGTGCGGGTTCAGCGCGAACGAGCCATTATCTCCATAATAAGGGCCAAATCCGCGTTCGGGGATGCCGAGCCGCACGACGCCGGCCTGGGTCGGCGCGTCCGCCGTTACCAGCGGTGTGCTGCCAAGATAGCCGCCCTCATAGGTAAGATTTTGTCCCGATGCGACATAGAGTTGCGCCGAAGACCCGCCATCGGTCTTGTTGCCGACCAGCGCCAGGCCGCCGGCGGTGACACTGACGTGATTCAGGAAATTACCCCATTCCTGACAATTCGATGCTGTATGTGTAATACCGGCCGTATTGACCAGAATGCCGGTGTGCTGCGCCGATGCCTTGCAATCGGTCAGGCTCGCGTTGGTGGTCGTGCCCTCGAGGTCGATGCCGACGGCCCCCCAGTCGCCCTGGGGCGCGTCATTGTCCGCGCCGATACCGTGCAGCACATTGTGGTTGGAATTGGTTATCTGAAAACCAGTCTGGTAACCATAGCTGAAATCATCCTCGAAAATACCGTGATCATCGTTCTGAAGAACCTGGTAGGCGATGCCGTTGCGCAGGTTTGTTGTCGAATTGACCGTGCCCCCTGTTCCGGTTCCGGAGCCAGAGGAGACCGGTATTTGGATTGTCGTGGAGTTGATGACGGTGACCGGCCAGTAGCCATTGAGTTGTGTTTGAGAGTTTCCGGCCACGATAACCTCCTGGCCGGTCGTATAGCCGTGCGGCGAGGCGGTGACGATCTGCCAATAACCGCCGACAATCGAGGCCGAGCTGATCGCCACCCTGATATCGGAGACCGATCCGCCGACCGTCAGGAACGGCCAGAAGTGAGCACGGGCGACGTGGCTGATGTCGAACGACTGCTGGATGCGAATGCCGTTGGTGTCGTCGCCGGAAACGTCGATCACCTTGAGCCTGTCGTTGCCGTTGCTGTCGATGGCGCGGTTGAAGCCAAGAACGAGAAGGTCCTTCAGTGTCACGTCATGCGCGTTGACCGATCCGTTCCCTGGACCGACAGTAATCCCGGTTCCCGCCATGTTGGCAATCTGGGTATAGGCGTCGCTGTCGGTGACGACGAGGATGATACCCTGGCGGCGCACAATCAGTCCGTCCAGGGTCGAACCCTGATTCATCTGGATAGTGTAGCCGGACGCGACGATGAGCGACCCTGGCGCTGACGTGTAATTGTCGCCGACGATGCGCCCTGGCCGTCCCCAGGGACCCTGCACGGTCAGTCCTGTTGGGACGACCAGATTGGCCGAGCCGATCAGGTACTGGTCGGTTCCGATGACAAATCGCTGCGCCCCGGCCGCCGCTGCGATGTTCATCCAGGACTGCAACGCAGCGGTCGCGTCGGTTGTCCCGGTGGGATCGGCGCCGCTGTCCCGAGCATAATATACGTCCGTGGCCCGCGCCGCGAGCGTCCGCGCGGTCGTGCCGCCCATGGCGGTGACGGTCGCGGCGGAGACATTGGTGCCGCTGAGCGAACCGCCCGTGATCGTTCCGCCCAGTGGACCGCCTGAAATGGGAACGGGGGTCGGCGCCTGACCGGCTGCAACCAGCGGCCAGAGCATCAACGCAATAACTATGGTCTTGTTCATCCTGCCCTGGCCCACCACTGTGTAGATGCGGAATTTGTCGAAAACGCTACACCACCGCCACCTGCGACAATCACGAAAGGCTGATTGACGCCGAGCGCGTTGATCTGTGCCCCGACCGGGGGAAGGATTGGCGCGTTGTTCACCAGGTCCGCGTCCTGCAC